CTGACGGTAACATTACTGTAGACATCTCTACACACGATGGCGCAGCGGGTGGCTTGAAGTTAGGGGGTACGTTAGTGACCTCTTCCGCTACCGAATTGAATCTCTTAGATGGTGTATCAGCTTTAACAGCCTTAACAGGTTCTACGAACAATACTATCGTAACCGTCACTGGAGCCAATGCAATAGCGGGTGAAGCTACCTTTACATATGACGGTTCTGACTTGGCGATCTTAGAGGCAGTAAACGACGGTAATCCCTCTTTCACCATAGGTGCTGCTTCCGCTGAAAGTGGTAAGATACAAGCCGTATACGATAGTGGCGCACAGACACTTAACTACTTAGAGATCTCTACTGCCACTGCAGACGGGGGTGGGGATGCCGGTTTCATACGCTTTGACGTAGACGGTACTGACATTTTCGATATTGACGATGGTGGTATTAAGTTCACTAACGGTTCTGCATGGGAGATTGGCGTAGCTGCCACTACCAGTACTACTGCAGGACGAGCATTGACTATTGCGGCAGGTTCTACCTCTACTAACGGAAATAATATTAATGGTGGTGATCTCACACTGTCTTCTGGTGGTGGTGACGGTACGGGTACGTCCAAGATAGACTTTAAGACTAAAATAAGTGGAACGGATGCTGCAGCCTCTAAGATGCAATTATCAGGTGCAGGTGTACTTACACTTAGTGCTGGTGGTGTTGTCGTTCCTGATGATGGTGACTTTGGTTCCGCCAGTGCCACTGATGCAATACAGATATCCTCTGCAGGTATCGTTACCTTCAAAGATGATATTAAGATAAAAGACGGAGGGACTATTGGCGTAGCTTCCGCTGCAGATGCGATGACAGTATCCGCTGCAGGTATAGTTACTTTCAAGGATGATATTCTTATTAAAGACGGTGGAACAATTGGCGTAGCATCTGCAGCTACTGCCTTAACGATATCGGCTGCTGGAAATTTAACAGTATCTGGTACAGCTACCTCCAGTGCAGGTGAACTTATATCGGCAGGTACGGCAACAGCTTTGGCGATTGCTTTAGGGTAGTGTATAATTAGAGGGGAAGTATCCTCGACAAAGGAGAAATAGAATATGGCGAATACATTTAAGGTCTGTACAATTGCTGACGTAGCTGTAGATAGTGGTACTTATTCTACCATATACACTGTAGCAGGTAGTACTACTACTGTAATACTAGGATTAGCATTGTGTAATAAAATAGCATCGGATAGAACGGTAACAGTTAAAATTGCATCTGATACTGCTAACAGAACAGCAGCGAATAATGCAGCTAATGAAAGTGTAACACTTCTTAACGAAGTAACTATTCCAGCGGATACGACATTAGAGGTCTTAGCGGGTCAGAAGTATGTACTAGAGACTACAGACGTTATGACTATAGGAGCTAGTGCCGGGAGTAGTGTCGATGCAACATTATCTATAATGGAGATTACATAATGCCTTTCATTGGAACACAGCCAGCCGAAACTGCATTAACGACGGGCAATCTGGGCGATGATATTGTTACAGAAGCAAAGATGGCTAACGATGCCATTGGCCTCGCTGAATTAAAAGCTGGAACTGACGGCGAACTGATTACATGGGATGCCTCTGGTAATCCTGCCGCTGTTGCTGCTGGAACCAGTGGGCATTTTCTAAAATCCCAAGGCGCGGGATCGGTCCCAGTTTTCGCTGCTGCTGGCGGTAAAGTTATTTCTCGCTATTACGATGAAGATGCTGATGACGATACAACAACCACCCAGATACCTTCCGATGACACAGCCCCAACGTCCTCGGAAGGTGCGGCAACAGATTTGTCGATTACCACAGGCACTCTTGCTTCCTCCTCGAATCGACTGCGTGTACGGGTGATCGGCGTATTGTCTAATTCCGCGACTCAGGACATGGCATTGACGCTATTCAATGGGGGAGCCGCCGCTATTCGTACAGTATGGGCCACTGCAAGAGCCGCCGATTGGCCTGAACCGCTTGTTCTCGAATACGAGTACGCGCCCGGCGCTACGACCGCCGTCACTTTTACAGTTAGATACGGTAGTAACTCAGGGACCTGTGCGAAAAACGGGACAACATCGACTCGGCGTTACGAGGGGACAGCCGCGCTAACAATGGTAGTCGAGGAGATAGAGCCATGAGCAAAATCGGTGCAGTAATAGGCTGGAAATTCAACCATCAAGCTGGGATGGAGACGAAGAATGGCGTGATTACAGCCTTCCCCGGCGGGATTCCGTCCGACGAAGACATTAATACTTGGAAAAATGAGTATGATGCTCATGTTGCTGCTACAGCATACCAAGGAAAACGTGCAGCAGAGTACCCTAGTTTTGAGGATCAATTCGATCTGATCTACCACAGCGGCATCGACGCTTGGAAAGCCAAGATCAAGGAAACCAAAGATAAATTCCCAAAATCATAGGAGTTAAACATGCCATATTTAGGAACACAACCCAGTAGAGGTCTAGTCGGAACCGCAGGTATCGATGCGGATGCCATTACTTCCGCTAAGATTGCTGATGATCAGATCGACAGTGAACACTATGCTGCTGGTAGTATTGACACTGCTCACATAGCAGCAAACCAAATTGATGGAACACTGACTAAAGACGCTCTTATAGCAGACTATAGTGACGTAACTATTACTGCTTCCGATTTAATAATGTACGGAGATGCAACAGACAGTAATAATACCAAACGTGACACAGTGCAGGGTGTTTTAGATCTTGGTGGTCCTACGCTTGGCACAGCAACGGCATCAACGAGTGGAAGTGCCGTTTCTTTTACGTCAATTCCATCTGGAATTAAACGGCTTGTTTTCACGATGCATGTTATCAGTGCGAGTTCTGATGGTGGCTTGAACATGACGATAGGCGATAGCGGCGGCTTGGAAACGAGTGGATATAACGGCTCAAACCTTGGGCAAAATAACAATGCAAATCAGTACAATGACGATATAGGCTCAAACATTCATTTAATTAATGACAGTAGTTATTTCGTGGCGGCGGCCACCTACTCTGGACAAGTGATATTTAACTGCATCGATACATCAAATAACATTTGGGCTTTTACGGGCTTTATTGCTGAAGCAGATCATAGTGGAACTGACACTGACTTAGTTTCTTATGTGATTGGTAGTAAGGCATTGTCTGGCACGTTGGACAGAGTTTCGCTGAACTGCTCGGCAGGAACTTTTGATGCTGGTACAGTAAATATTTTATATGATTAAGGGGGTAAACGATGGCAAGGTCTGACTATACGCACCGCATTGAGGTTAACTGCGAGACTGGCGAAGCATCTCAAGTTGCATTAACAACATCAGAGATTGATGCGGCTGTTGAGAGTGAAGAAGCGATTGCTGCTGAAGTGGCGGCGAATGGGTATAAGCGAAGACGTGCAGCGGCCTTTGCTTCAATTGGCGATCAGTTAGACATGCAATACAAAGATCAGCTAAATGGTACTACTACTTGGAAAGATCATATAGCTAAAGTTAAGAGCGATCATCCCAAGCCTTAATGATCAAAGTAGGTAATGTATGGTATCCACAATCACAGAAGAAGTTAGCCTTACAGATAGCAAAATTAATACATACTGGATTTATTACAGAGCTTAGAAAGATGAGAAAGAATGGAACCCGTAAGTACTACTATAGCCGCCATAGCAGCCGTCAAAGGGGCAATTGAAACGGCAAAGAATATTAAGGATATAGGGAATTCCTTAGAAAATTTATTCTCTGACCACGAGAAGGAGGAAGAGAAACCTAAGAAGAAGAAAGGAAAGACTAAACCCAGTACACGTATGCAACAAGTTCTCCGAATGAGATCAGGAGATCAAGGCTATGATGACGATACCTCAATTTCTGCAGTAGCTAATAAGGTACTAGAGGATAAGCAAAAGGCATTAGCCCTTAAAGGACTAGCAAAAGAAGTAGATCGTAAGTGGGGAGCAGGTACGTGGGAGGAAATAAAGAGCCAACGTACGAAGCTAATAGCTGCAAAAGAAGCTTCCAATAAAATTGCCAAGGAGAATGCGTTAAAGAAAGCTAAAGCAGATAAGATATTCTGGAAGAAAGTATTACTAGAGGGACGTAATGTATTAATAATAATAGGAATGTTAATAGGGTTATATTTCTTTTTTAATTGGGCATGTAAAGGATGTGTATAAGTGGAGTTTGGAATAAGAGAATTAGTACAGTTCGGTACGTTATTGGCATCCTTGGCAGGTGCTTTTGCAGTAGTCAAGAGCCAGCTATCAAGAGTTATCGAAGATTTGTCTAAGGTAATGCGTGAACTTGAGATGCTGAATGGAAGACTAGATGCCGTAGAAGCTACAGATGCTGTATTCGCCTCTAAGATTGAAGTGTTAGCAGAGATCAATTCAGTAAATGCCTTAGAGAAACGCAATAGAGAGATGGCTGACATATCCGCTAGATTAAAAGTAGCTGAAACTAGAATTGATTCTAATGCTAAGATGCACAATGGAACACACAAACCTATAGGAGCGCATTAATGGACTCTATAAAAACTGTAGGTGACATTACCTCTATTTCCATAGTGGCGGGTACGTTGACAAACATACTGCCTCCTCTAGCCGCCTTACTTACAATTGTATGGACAGGTATACGCATCTACGAAACCAAGACGATACGTAAATGTATTCGTTCATGGAGAATAAAAAAAAAGGAACTAGATGTCACAGACTCTTAAAAGATTACTTACTATTTCATTAATGGTTGTGTTCCTTCTTTGCATTAGCTATACTGATACCTTGGCACAAACAGAAGAAAATAATGACCTACTTCCTTCTAATCCTATTATGGGAGTAATTATATCCACATGTAAGTCTTTAGACGCTATAACCAATCTAGCAATGTTAGATAGAGACTCTCAGAAGAGTGCTACACAATTCTTCGTATACCTGATCTCTATAGGTGAATGTGGTAGGCTAGAACAACCTATGAGGGTGTACTTGGATAAGCGAGTAGAGAAATATACTGATTCTAATGGTGAAAG